AATTATTTGCCCCTCAAGAAAAAAATTGCATATCTCGAGAATGAAAATTATCGTTTGAGAATGCAAAATTTAAGAGTCAAAGAAAGAAATGAAAGACTCGCATTGATTGTAAAGAAAAGAAGAGAGGAAGCAAATTATGAAAATAGATAGAGGAATTGTTCGATGTGATAGATGTAAAAGAGTTTTCAAAACCAAAGAGGTCAATAATTATAAAATCTCATATCAAGCAGGTGGATTGAAAAGTGATGGTGGCATGGGACTTGTAAGAAAGAAAGCAGAAATCTGTTCCGATTGCAATATGGATTTTGAAGACTTCATGCGCAATAAACCAGTAGCAGGACGTGATACAAATGACAGGTGAAGAATGGTCAAAACTTTGTAAAGAGCGTGATGTTGTTGTAATCGATGCAAACTACAAGGATATGACGCATGAAGATGCTATAAAGTATTTTGATTTATTAAATACTGCAATGGATCATGCTTTTGCTAGAAAATATGATTTGGAAACTGGCCAATATGAAGATTATGCATTGCCTGAAGGGTCTACATATTACGAAGATGATATGAACAAGAAAGTTGCTTGTTGTGAATGCGGAAAGAAAATCATGTATGGAGCTTCTTATACATCAAGAATCATCTTGAATAGCGGTGGATTTGGCCATGCAGTATGTGAAGAATGTTATTACAAGAATGACATGAAAGATATCGTTAAGAAAGGATGAACAAAGATGATTAAAGTAGAAGAAATCGCTGAAAAATACAAAGGCTACGAAGTGGACGAGGAGAAACTAAAAGAGTTTCTCACACCACCTAAACCTAAAACAGTATGGGATTTAAAAGAAAGTGATAAATATTGGTATATTTCAGATTATGGGCAAATTTGTAAAAGTACATGGACTAATTTTGAATGTGAGATTATTAGAAGAGCTATTGGAAATTGTTTCTTAACAAAAAAAGAAGGCGAATTTGAAGTTGAAAGACGCAAGGTTGAAACCACTTTGTTGAAATACGGAAAAAAAGGCAAAAGTTCTCAAGATGAAGAATATTTTATTCTTTATGATTTTGTTGATAAAAAGGTTGCAATTTATCCGAGTGGAGGAGTTTGCTATCAAGGCACTATTTATTTTACATCCTATGCTTTAGCACAAAAGGCTATTAAAGAGGCTGGGAGAGACAACATCAAGAAATATATTTTTGGAGTTGATGTTGAATACGTTAAGAAAGGTTAAGGTGTAAAAAAATCTGTAGATTGCAGAAAAAGCGGTACTAAGGAGGAACAACAATGAAAACAGTAAAAGAATTAGAAACTATGTTAGAAGAAGTTAGAAAAGATTTAGAAGAACTTAAAAAGAACAAAAACAGTTTTGAACCAACACCAAAAGGCTGGAAGCCTAAAAATGGAGAAAAATATTGGGTCGCACATTATAATTTAAGCCCAATAGTCTTTTTTAATGATGAAATTCATTTAAGTAATCCTATTATTAAATATAATCGCATTTTTAAAACAAAAGAAGAATGTCAACTATATTGTGATGTTCAAAGAGCATTTATGGACGCTTCTAGGGAGTATGTTTTAAATAAATACAACTACGTTCTTCGTTATGCGCACGAAGGTGGGGAAGTATTCATAACACCCTATACTAATGTTCAACCTACAGAATTATTTTTTGACAGTGAGGAAACAGTTCAAAATCTCATTGATAAATTCGGTGAGGAAAATATCAAACGTTACTATTTAGGGGTGTATTGATATGAAAAATTTTGAAGCGTATGAAGAAAAAATCAAAGAATTAAATTATAATTTTGCGATAAAAAACGATGAATGTGTCAGGTGTATTAATATTTGCGAAAGGTGCGAATTTATAAGCAATCCTTTTGGTAGTTGTCCTCAAAATAAAACAAAATGGTTGTACAAAGAATATATTGAACAACCAAAAAAAATCAAAATTTCTTTAGCAACTAAATACTTTTTAGAAAGTTTAAGTGATAAGTATGAATGGATTACAAAAGATGAAGACGGTGCTGTTTGGTGTTATAAATTTAAGCCTGAAAAATATACACAAGATAAAAACAAAAGATGGACTGTATATGGTAGGGGTAATATTGCTGGCTTTAGAGATGCTTTCAAAAAAGAAATATTTGATTTTCTTTCATGGAAAGATGAAGAACCAACTAATATTAAAGAGTTATTAGAAAACTGCGAGGTGATAGAAGATGAATAAAATAGAAGAATTTAATGTTGATGAATATATAGATAAAGTAACGGAAACAAAAAAGATATTTAGACAATCGCTTGAAAAATATGGCAAAGAACCACAATGTAGACAAGCTATGGAAGAATGCGCTGAACTTATTCAAGCAGTGAATAAGATGCTACGCTATGAAGATAGGCCAGCCGAACCTGAGTATTATGCTAATTTAATTGAAGAAATAGCTGACGTTGAAATTATGCTATATCAATTAAAAGTGATGTTTAATATTGATGATGATCAAGTGTTTGCTTTTAAAGTACAAAAAGCTAAAAGAGAACAAGAAAGGTTGGAAAAGTTAAATGACAGCACAAGAAATGTTTGAA